CGGTAAGATCATCATGACACTGAGCTTTCACCCACACGGTACCATCTTCATCATATCTGAACTGAAAAGGAACATAAAGTTGATTTCCTGCTCTGTTAAATAAACTCATAACCACCTCCTTAAAGCGTCGAATCAAGAGCCGTGTATTTGAAATTACAACGTCTCATTTTACATTTAATGTTTCCAACCCAGGAAATCTCTTTCGCAAGGTGATGCGGGAATCCCGCCTGGAACATTTCCTTCCACGGAGTTGCCTTAAAATTGGCAGATGGATGATAGACCACAGAGAACACTTTCATGTCAAGTCCGTACCAGGTATTAGCCGTACAATAAGCATCTCCTATTACCGGGGCACCATGGAAACTGATAGTATCTTCAAATCCGAGACTTGCCATTTCATCCGACGTATATCTTTGTTTCGGTTCAAGTTTGGATTCAAATTTGTCCCTTAAAAGTTTTGTGGTAAGATGAAAATTGGGTCTGTTTTTCCCATAAGTTGCCTGTCCTATCATTCCGGCGAGAGTGGTCGGACCTCCATATATAATAAGTTCTGTTGTGGTTGAATCTTCTATAGCAGCCCATGCGGAAGCGTCGCTTACCGCCACTCCTGCATAAGTATCTTCGCTATCAACTATTGTTGCAAGAGAAGAAAATCCACTGCCATTCGGATTAGTCGTATACAAATCTGTTGCAAAACGATGATCCAAATCCTGTTTAAGCTCTTCCGTTTTATCCGCGATTAAATCGACAATTGCTGCTTTACCAGAATTCTTGATTTTTTCATCCCAACCCATCATTGTATTCCCTGAATAATATTTCCATTCAAGAAAACACTGGGTTCTGGTTGCTTTTCTCTCAAAGATGATTCTATCAGTAGAACTTACTGCATCGGCACTTCCGAGCTGATCATATCTGATAGGCCATGTTATCTTAGTACCACCCGGGACAACCTGTTTCATCTTTTTAGCCTTCTGATAAAAAGCACTATTGTCATAACACTGTTGTTTCAACACCTTATCGAAATGTTTATCCGATACCGTGTTGACTTCCGTGACTGTAAAAGCCATATGTTACCTCCTGTTTAAGTTAAACCGAACTCCTTATAAGCATTTAGTTTAGCTTCTTCCAACGTAGAAGCGTTTTGTGACGAAGGAGTTCCTTTCGCTCCGCTGGAGGTTATCAGTCCTGCCTGTTTCTTCTTGGCCTGATCTTCGAGAATTTTTTGTTCCAACTCTGGAATTGACTTTCTTCCTATCTCTGAAAAGTAAAGCACTTCCATCAGGGTTGTTAAATCCCCCTGTTGGAGAGCTTCATATGCTTTATTTACAACATCGACATTAAAATCTTTATATTTTCCGGCAAGATTTTTTTCAGCAGCTTCACGTTGTTGTTTTAATTGTTCCTGCCGTTCCCTGGCTTTCATAGCCTCGAGTTCTTTTCCGTATTTCTGTTGAAATAAAGTCTCCATTTTTCTTTCCAGATCATCATCCGTAAGTTCTCCGAGCTGTTCTTTAAGCTTTTGTTCAACATGAGGATTCTTTTTAAGAAAATCATCATATTTTTTAAGCTGTTCAGATCTTGAATTCCATTCATCTCTCTGTGAATGGAATTGTTTCCGGTCATTCTCAAACTGTTCTCTCAACAACTCCTGCTGCCTTCTTTGTTCAGCCACTTCCTGAGTTTTCCTTGTATAATCACTATGTCTGAGAAAATGTTCTCTCATAAAATTCCCGACATCATCAGGGGAAGAAAACTTGTGAACTTCTTCTCCGTCCGGAGTCTCAAATTCATAAAAATACTCCTCAGGGGGTTCATCTCCTTGTCCTGACGGTTCTTCTGGTATTACACCTTGTCCTCCACCATCTGCAAACCACTGCAAATGCATACCATCAAAGGGGGTTTTAAAATCAAACATATTACCTCCTTAACAGCCCTTCCAACCCTTGTCCCTGTGCAGGGGGGGGTGTAGGTGGCGGATTCCCACCGAGGTCTCCTGGCGGAGGACCTCCCGGCGGTGGAGCACCGCCACCTTGAGCTATATTTTTCATTTTATTCAACGGGTTTGCATTTTCTACCTGTTTCTTTGCAAACTCCGTTAATTGCGCTACCGGTCCGTCTACATCAATTCCGAGCTTCTCCATGGCCTGACGAACAGTCATATTCTGTGAAAACTGACCCGACTGTTTCATAGCAGCCATGTCCGCCGGATTAAATATAGATTTATTTTGTTCCATAGGTTCTGGTAATGGCATTATTTACCTCCTTGCTGTTGCTGCACCATTTGTTGCTGTACAGCTTTTAATCTTTTTAAAACCTTATCTTTATGTGGAAATTGAAGCACTTCAAGAAGTGTTTCAAGATCAATCGCCGAATTAGGAGTCAATTGTATTTCAGCCAACTGTAGACAAAGATTCGCAAGTGACTGTTTGTCTAATGGCAAAGTACTATTTGTCTCGATTATAATATCAAACTTCGCGTATACGGAATTCTCGTCAGTAAGATATTCGACCAAAGCTCCATAATCTTTCTGAGCCTGTTCATAATTTTTATTATCCTGATCTATTTCTGTCTGATCTTTTTGTCCCATACCTTGTTCCGGGGGCTGCGGTTCATTCATCTTCAACGCAAACTCTTTATTATTGCTTACATTAAACCATTCGTGTCCTTCCTCCGTCGTTCTTCCAAACGTTCTTGTCTCGGTATAATATTCCTGCATTATTTCGATAACAAGCTGATATACTCTTTTAATCGTCCATTCAAGATTTCTTACTCTTTGCCTTGTTCTGGTATAAGACGTCTCAAGCAAAGCACTTATTTCATGAGCAGATTGTCTCTGCTTCTTTGCGCTCATGCCCTTTGAAGTCTCTGTTACACCCGACACCTCCTCTACCGCAGCAGGAATACTCTGAAAAAACTGCAATCCCAGGGGATTAAACACCGCTATCTGTGCCTGTTTGGGATCATCAGACCCCTGTAGTTTGGTGTAGACATTACCACCGCCCGCAAGTTCTTTTTTAAAGAGCTCAGGATCAATTCCACTCGCTGCATCCACTATCCAGTTTGGGTCTGCATACATTTTTACATGCTTTGCTATTTTTTTCGCAATCAAATTATATTCGAGATTAAGTGTTTCAAGCTGGTCAACTTCTCCCATTCCCATATGCCTAAACGGGACCTTGTAGTCGTAGAGAGGAACATAGGGAGCCTTTTTGTGATTATATTCATACGGTTTTACCTCAAGAGGCTCATCCATATTATCAGCAAATGTAATTATCCAGGATCCAGAACTGCTTTTTTCTTTCACCTTTTTCTTTTTTATTTCTTTGGTCTCCGGATCTGCCATTGTTTTAAGATAAGTCATGGCAGTATCATCTTTTATCCAGATATGATAAATCATGGCAAGCTGATCTGTAAGCTCATAATCTTCCGCTTCATCAATATTAAGCTTATTATCATCATCCTGATAATTTTCAGGTTTTACTTCTTTCCCTTTTTCCGGGAATGTTCTGCGAATCCAATCCAAAGGCTTGAGCATTTTTTCCCCACACCAGGGAGCATCCCATGGATCTGTATACCCGGGACACATTACAAATTCCCGCGGGTCCACTAATGAGATAGTCACTTCCCCTTTTCCATCTTCCCTATCCGGATCAAAAAACACTTTAAAATATCCTATCTTCATAATCAAAGAACATAGACATATATCAAAAAGTTTCATATCCATTTCTTCTATATCCCACAGGCAGTCCCCAGCATCCTTATAAACTTCAAGATACTTCTGGAAAAAAGGTTTTCTTGCCCGCAATCCCCATATCGGTTTATTGTCAGTAAGAATCGGGGCAATTGTCATTATCGTAGAGAATATCAGATTTATAAATATTCCGGATTCCCATTGGCTTTTCTTCTCCATATCAGCCCAAAATTGCCCAGTAAAATATTTTAAATATCGGTTCATTCTTTTTCTGTTATTTTTATTTTTATCCGAATCAAAGGCTTTATTAACTATTGTTCTTAATTTCTTAATCTCAATCACGAAAACTTAATCCTTTCTCTCGCATAAACCTTGCTCTCTCTTTCTTGGAAGTAACATACTCTCCAAGCCCGGCATCCCATCCTGCTTTAAAAGTAAAATTAAAAGGTGTGGGAGAGAACAATCTCCGCATGGAATTACCGCATTTGGGACAATCAGCCTTTTTATCAGAACTGATTTTAAAATAAAGATCATTTACCTTCTCTCCGCAGTTATCACATACAAAATCTATAAAAGGCATTAGGCTATAAACTCCTTTCTCCATGAATATCCTTTTTCCTGTTCTTTAAAAAGTCGGTCAAACATTTCCCCATAAGTTTCAGGACCAAAATTTTTCGGTTTAAAATATCTGAAAGAAAACCCATCAATCAACTGAAACAACATACTTGCTGCATCTACAAGATTATCTTTTTCTTTTCCCTTACCGGTAAAATGTTCCATCTCTGCAAGAAGTTCCCGGCAATATTCGGAAATAAAAACCGTTCTGGCACGAATAAACGCCCCGAGAGTATGATTAACCCGCGCACCCTTACTCATTTTATTAGACACTTGGATAGGTTCAATATATAACGGAACTTCAATTTGATTCTGAATCTGATAGGCATCCTTCCGCTGTTCAATTATATATTGCAGTGCGGTCTGTAACCCGAACTCAATTCCGACTTTCTCAGGTTTATACTGCACGCATTTTTTAATCAATATATCCGCAATCTCATTCCCCTTTTTTTTCATTCCTATGGCTTCCACTATCCATATCTGTTTAAGATGATTAACCGCAGCAATAATCATTCCTGTTTCATCTGAATAACTTTTTATCGTTGCTGCCGGATCAAGTGTGATATAATATTTATATCCTTTCTCATCTTTAGGAATAGGAGGTATAAAAGTCGGTTGTGGTGGAGGAAATATCTGATCTTCTTTCGGAATAGGATTAAGCATATACTGACAGGAAAAAATATAACTTGAATTACGAAGTCGAATCTGTCCCAAATCTTTCTTTGTATACCAGCTTGAATAAATAACTTTTCCATTTTCTATAGCCGGCCTCCGGACAATTCTTTTTTTATCAAAATGCTTATTCTTTATCATCAACGAATATAAATCGTTATAATGATAATGAGTCCCGACAACTTTTATTATTCCTGAATTCTCAACCACCGACTGAATATAAGCCCACCAGTCTTCACTCTTTTTCATTTGTTCCGGGGTAGTTACCGTCGAAGGATCTATAATGTCATCAAGATAAGCTATGTCAACATGATGTCCGGTAATAGTACCACCGGTACCTCTTACTGTAATCTGTGGTCCTTGTAATATAAGATTTTTATCCGGTCTTAAAATAGTTAAGGTGTCTCGGTCATCTTTTTCCCATTTATCTCTCGGAGGTAATATATCCGGAAAAAGTCTTCTCAGCATGGGATTCATAAGAGTATTTTTAATATCTTTTAACTGATCTCTTCCAAGTCCCGCGGACACACTAAATAATCCTATTCTTACATAAGAATTATTTAATATCTGTCTAACAAGATCCAATTTTAACCATGTCGATTTTAAATGATCACGCGGAACCAAACATAACAGGTCATCATCTATTTGAAGGAAATTAGCAAGCCATCGATGAAATTTTATATCAATTCTCTTCATCCCGTTTTTACGACGTTTAAATGTCTTATTTTTTTTCGGAGTCTTCCAGTCTAAAATATGATAACCAAGAAAAAATAAATCAGTCTGTGCCTTATATCTTAAATAATACCATGTAGCCTTGTCCTGTATGGTCTCTTCCAAAACTTTCTTCCCGGAATAAAACTCTTTAGCAAGTTCAACACATTCAGAAAACTTATGTTTTTCATGTATAGTGTTTATTAAGCCGTACATTTATTTTCTCCTGACATATCATGACATATCATGAGGGGATCAGGACAGAAGAGAAGAGAATAGAAGAGAAGAGAAGAGAAAAGAATAAATAAGAATACATTTTTTTTATAAATATTTATTCTATGCATATTTTCTTCTTTGTTCTCTCCTGTACTTTATCAAAGGTTTATTCAGTTTATAAATAGCTCTCCACCTACCTTCATGAATCGTTTCTAATACAATCACAAGAAGAAATATCCGGACTATTTTTGTTTTCTTCTCGCAAAATAATCCCTTTTTTCTTTTCCTGTAATGACTTTTTAAAACCACATATCCCCAGGGTGTCTGTTTTCCATGTACTATCTGTCTTAAAAACTGAAACCCATATCGCCTGAACCTTAACTTGAAAGATTTAAATTTCATTATCTTTTTACTTTTCATAGTTCCTCCCCGATTACTTCACATATATCCTCAGCTATTTTCCGGCATTCGTCTATATGCTCTTTGTCTTCCCCATGGTCAAGCTCATAATAATTAGTATTCATTTGTCTCGCTATCTCTTCTACATAACTTACCGGGATAACTAAATCTCCGGGATAGTCTCCAGACCCACATCCGGATAATAGCTTTTTCATCCACCGACTCCATATCGAATGGACTAACGCTTCCATCTTTTCCATCGTCTTACCTCCTGTATCTTTTATCATACAATACTGTATAAAATAGTATACTACCTTATGTAATTTGTCAACCCCTTTTGTAAAATTACTTCGGGATCTTTCAGGGGTAACTCTCTACACGCGCAACCCCCCTTAGCCCCACCCCTGTTCCGGTTTCCACTCTGCTGTGTAGTAATCGGCTTGGTTATTGTTGATTGAATCGTAACTGTATAATGATAAGAATATATCATATCATATTCTTTAACTATTCTATGTATATTATCTTTGTTTAATTTATCATCTCCCACCCCTTTGAAATATGCCTCAGATTTAACATGAAGGGGGCCACAATCAATCTTATTACTCTTATTGGTATCTATACTCATTTTATTACCTCAGCGTCTTTAAACAGCTTTTTTCGCATATCTTTAAACTCGTCCTTTGCCAAGTCTGCAACCGCATCAGCCTGTGCATAAGTTCCGTCCATCTTATTTGCTATATCGATTACTTTCCCAATTTCCGTAGCACTTGGCTCTATTTCATGCTCATACTCCCGGGTTTTCTTTCCGTCCTTGTCTCTCTCTACTGTGGTAGACTTCCGGAGACGCCTTCCCTTGGCGATGTCGGCGAGTAGGGCGATACGGTCCTGTACTCCAAACTGATTTTTCTCCATAATCTCCTGAATAGCACTCTGTATCTTGGGGCTTCTCACCAGAATAGAAGCAGCGGAAGCAGCGCCGCTTACTGAATGACTATTATAA